TTGTAAAATTACCTTCGATTGCTGAGAATTCATCATTTCCAACAAAAAGAGAAATTTTATAATACTGATTTGAGTTCCTATTAAAAGGTTCTATGGCAGAAACTGATGCATTTGTCGTTTCATCAGTAGATTTTTTTATTGTTTGTCCTATAAGATTAAGAGGATTGTCACCAGAAATAGATTCTGCAAGTACTATTTCTCTACGAACATACTCTGATGAAGATGGTTTTATTAAGAATTCTTCTAAATTTACAATTTTTGGTGTTTCATTATAGAGAACATTGAATAAAATTCTAAAAGATTCATTTGTTCCCTTTGCTTTATAAAAAGAATTAATCTCTTTTAGAAAATTACCTACATTCAGTTCTGATGTGAAATCTACTTTTTCAAGACCTGGTGCAATTGTATATTTTAATTTCTGATAAAACTCTTTTAAGAAAAGAGAACTTAAGTTCTGAATATTAGATCCAGTCGTATGAGATGTTGCTGAGGAAGATGAAAAAGTAAGTTCTTCTTGATTTAAATCTTGGTGATAATCAGTAATTCCACTAAATCCACGAATACATCCTGTAAATGTATTTCCACTTATGCCAGTATATGTGACAATTTCATTTCCAATTTTCAATAATCCATATTCTTTTGGAAATCCCTTTGTGCTCGATACCTGAATCTCTGTATCACTGGAAGAAATACTAGAGGATAAAGTTGCATTATCTACAACCACCTCTGGTGTCAGGTTTTCTAACTTCAAATACTGATCTAAATTTTCAGCAATGTCTATTACACCACCCTGATATTCTTGGGAAATATAATATTGCTTTAAAAACTCAGATGCATTTGGAGATTCTTCCAGTATAAAACTTGGAAGTTGGCTCTCAATAATCTGCTGAACTTTAACTCTAGAATCAAATCCAGTCTGTATCATATTAGTTTCTTGCTAAATTCCCGTTTGAGTAACTTGATGTATAGTAATCTCTAGTAAACACATTTCCTGTTATTTCATCACCAGAAGCGATTACATCTCTTACCATATTTATTGTGCTTTTCGAAACATCAAAAGACAGATATAAGTCTTTCAGTCCAATAACATCATTAGATTCTGGAAATGCCTGTATCTCAATAATTCCATTTGCTTTTGTTGTAGAAGTTATATTGATTGTTCCCAATATAATTTCACCCTTCACATAATCAACTGTTCCTGCGTCTTTAATAACAACAGTCCTATTACCATTACTATCAATCTTGACTACTGAAATAACGCCAGTTTTTGCAGAAACATTGGTCGGTCTATTGAGGAAAAGATCTCCTGCAGAAGTAACATTTGTTATGGTATTTCCATTTGAAGAAATTGTGGGAGTATCCGTAAGATATACTGTGGATGATTCTCCCGAAATTTTAAATCCTGTGGATTTGATATTAAGTCCAGTAGGATTAACATGGAATTGATTTCCAAAACATAATTCATACTGCGCGAATTGATTTAAAGTTGCCTTTAAGTCTCTCCGAATCTTAACCTTAGTAATATTAGATGTAATTGCAGTATCGGTAGTATCAATTACTTGAAGAACCTTACTGTATTTAAATCTTCCGCCAAACTTATTAAGGTCTAGTGATTCCGAATATTTCGTTAAACTATTCAATACTCTAGTTTTTAATGAGTCTGCACTTGAAACTTGTGTATTATTATAATAGACAGAAGAATCTACCTCAACATAAAGAATTTTGAGATCAATAATTCTTGGATTGATACCCGAAACAGTATATTGTTTCAACTGACTCAATATTCTAGACTTATTAAAATCAGAAACGAAACTACCATTCTTTGGTTTAATGCTCAGAACAACATTACCAAACTCTGGTGGATCTAGTTCTTCACCGCCAACAACAGCAACCGATTCAGTTTCTGGATATATTCTTTTTATAATTGCCTCATAATCTCTTGAAGTAACAGCTCTGTTTTGTGCAGAATAGATTCTTGGTGCATAGTATTTGATAGAATCAATTGGTTCTATACTAGAACCATTTTGAGATGCCTGATTTGTTGTTATTGTTATGTTGCCAGGATTAATCAAAGTATTGGAGGCAGTAACAATACTTCCGGAGAAGGAGAAAACACTGGCACCATTACCATCTTCTCCATCTGTGATAATATAATTTGCTGTAATTACGGTTCCATCACCACCAACTTGATCTCCAAGTTTCTTTCCAATAATACCATCACCAAATCTTATCTCATATTTTTCATCTTGAACTTCTTGAAGAATATAGATTCTGGAATCGGCAGTGGTATCTAAGATATTGTCGATTGCCGAATATTCAATCCCCAAACCACTTTCGGATGTTTTTCTCACATATACTGAAAGTGTAGAAGTGTCAATATAGGAATTGTTTAGAATAAATCTTTGGTCGAGAGATCCATCATAATTAAATCTCTTTGTCAAATACGTTCCTTGATAAACATCTATATTGCTGAATGTTGCGATACCATCAACAACAGTGGTGGTGATATTTTCTGGTATTGAGAACGTATAGGTGGTATCATTTGCGTTCCCTACGCACACCAGACCCCTCTGTAACGTTAGTGTAGGCGTGTCTTCGCTAGTTGATACCGTAAAGGATATTGTCGCTCTTGCTGCCGTTCTAGAGCGTGGTACGTATCCAATATTTCTTGCTAAAGAGACGACATTCTCACGAAGTGTTGCCGAATCCAAGAAGGATTCATTGACAATCATATTCGAGTTGAATGCAGTGATATAGGTGTTGTATGCCAGTGTATCAATTAAGACAGAGAAATTCGATCCCTCAAAATCAAAGTCACTAAATGTGCTATTTGCACGAAGATAGTCCTTGATTGAGGTCTTTATCTGATCAAAATCTAGATTTGTAAACTTAGTAAAAGGCATATTATCTTGCTGCCTCTAATAGAAATGAGTATTCTTGTGTCGGAAACTCTTGACCTACAATATCAAAGATTACAGTGACCTCAAATTCATTTAAATCTGGACGAGGATCGACAAGAATCTGAACATTTTCAATCCTTGGTTCAAAATTATCAAGTGTAATTTCAATTTGTTGTTGAATTACAGATGCAGTACCAAAATCAACAAACTCAAAAAGACTTGAACGAACTTCGGAACCAAGAAGAGAGTTAAAAAACCTCTCAGTTGGTATGGTTTCTACCAAATTTCTTACAGATCTTCTAATTGCATTCTCATTTTTAAGGATTGGCAAGTCCTTTGTCACTGGATGTGGTTCAAAGGACAAACTAATATCTTTAAATGATCTTGATATCCTTTGAACCGCCATTTTGGTTAGAGTTTTCTGAACTTATTTATACCCCAGTTCCATAAGAAGGTTCGGTTCCGTACTCCCAATCATCATAATCTTCGTCATTACGAATTTTTTCATGTAATTCAGTTTGTTTTTTAAGATCATGACGTGGTGCAAGGTCGTGCATCACTTCTGTAAGCACTCTTTTTGGTTTTTGTTGCATTGAACCATAATCTGAGGCGAGTTTTGTGGTTCCCCACATCTCCCTCATGTATTCTTTGTTTCTATCCACAGGCGAATTTCCCATTTTAGCTCCTGATTCATACAAATCAGAACTTTTAGAGGGGTTGCTATCCCTTATTGCTATTTATTTTCACGTTCTTGAGCGGTTTTCCAGTGATATTCGTCCTCATCACCCATACCAAGACGATCATAACCACATTCTACCTGATAATATTGTGTCGAAACCTTAAAATCGGGCATTTTTGGTTCTGCAGGTGTCAAACTATTGTCAAAAATACGTAATCTATTGTTTGGATAAAGAGCATATTGACCATTATTCAGTTCAATAAGGTTATGAGACTTGTGTTCGGCAGGATTTTCACTTGTTGCCCAGTCTACCATGTCTGGATCACGGTGATAATTGTCAATTGTGCAGACATATGTACCCTTCTGAATACCAAAGTCCCGTGTATAACACTCAAAGTCCATACTACCAATGAACTTTTTATCAATACTGACTACACCATAGTCCATACAGTTCCAAAACTGTAGGTTTGGTAAGTTCATAT